ACAAAACTAATGATGGTAGACAACTTTTAATGTAATATATATGAACAATAAAAAAAAATTTATTTTAGAGGATTTAAAAAGGTATAAACAACTTTTGGAATACACTTTTTACGTTCCAGAAGAAAAAGAAGAAGATTTAGATGGGGATCTACTTTTAGATGATTCTTTTTTAACAGAACAAGATCCTGCAGGTGACGATCCTTTTATGGATGTTGCCGATCCTGAAGGTGGTGATACTGAAACTGAAGAACCTGCGGGACAAGCACCTGCTGGTGATGAACCTGTTGGAGATGAAGAACCTGCGGGACAAGCACCTGTTGGTGATGAACCTGTTGAAGATGAAGAACCAGAAATAGAAGATGAATTTGCCGATACTGAAGATGAAGATACTGTTGAAGTTGATGTAACCGATTTAGTTGATAACACTGAAGAGACTAAAAAATCTGTTTCAGATGTTAGCGATAAAATGGAAGAATTACTTTCTAAATTATCAGAATTGGAAAATCAAATAACAGGTATGGATGAAGTAATCAGTAAAATTGATTCTTTAGAAAAAGAAATAGAAAAAAGAAACCCAACACCTGTCGAAAGATTAGAAATGAGATCTATGCAAGATTTTAACTTTCCGTATAGTGTTAAGTTAAAAGATTTTTGGTCAGATAAAGAAGGTTATGAAGCAACTAATGATTCAGAAGAGGAATATATTTTAAGACAAAGTGATGTAGAAAATTTTGATAGAAACGAAATTAAGGCATCATTTGATTCACCTAAAAAAGATAAAAATTAATAAAAATTAATATTTTTAAAGAACCTCACTAACAAAGTGGGGTTTTTTATTTTAAAATAATTTGACTTTACTATAAATTATTCGTAATATTGTATAATATTAATCATTAAAAAAAATAAAAAAATGAGTAAAACTTTAGATGCAATTTTATCCCAGTATGAAAAAAATACTGAAGATAAGAAAACTACTACTAAGTTGTCTAATGAGGACAGACTGAAAAAGTATTTTAGTGAAAAGTTACCTAAAGGTGTAAAATCACAAACTAAAAGGTTTAGGATTTTACCTAAAAAAGATGGAGGTTCTCCATTTACTGAGGTATACTATCACGAAAAACTTGTTAATGGTAAGTGGGATAAAATTTATTGCAACCATTTAAATGATGGAGACCATTGTCCTTTATGTGAGGCAAAGGATGCGCTTTATGAAGATGGTTCTGAGAGAGCTAAAAAATTAGCAAAAGAATTTATTGCTAGAAAATTCTATGTTGTTAAAGGTATTGACAGAGACAACGAAGAAGATGGTGTTAAATTTTGGAGATTTAAACATAAATATACTGGTGACGGTATTATGGATAAAATCATCCCATTATTTAAATTAAAAGGTGACATTAGTGATCCTAGAGAAGGTAGAGATATTATTATCACTACAGGTAAAAACGATAAAGGACATAGTGTTGTTAACTCTATTATGGCTGATGATGTTGCTATCTTAACTAAAGATAAAGAAAAGGCAAATGAATGGTTTAATAATGAAGAAACACATAAAGATGTTTATTCTAAAAAAACTAAAGAGTATTTGGATATAGTTGCAACAAATAAAACACCTATTTGGGATTCTGAACAAAAGAAATTTGTTGCTGAGGAAGACAAAGAAGAAAAAGAAACTGCGTCTTTGAGTGAAGAAATTAACATGATGAAATCTGAAACATTAAAACCAAAAGAATTAAATATTACTGATAATTCTGATGATGACGATGATGATGAGACAACTACTTTCAGTTTAGAAAGTGATGACGATGATGAATTACCATTTTAATTTATAGTTATGGCTAAGACACCACTAAAGAAAAAGGCATCTGATTTTTCATCTATAAGAAAAAAGTTTTCTTCTAGTGATAAGTATAAAGAACAAAAATACTTTGATCTAGGGGAAGCTTTCCAAAAATCGACAGGATTACCAGGTCCTGCTATGGGTCAGATTAACATGCTTTTAGGTCATTCAGATACTGGTAAAACAACTGCATTAATTAAAACTGCGGTAGATGCACAGAAAAAAAACATACTACCTGTTTTTATTATTACTGAACAAAAATTTAGTTTTGAACACGCTAAACAAATGGGGTTAGAAACTGAATACATTGAAGAGGTTGATGAAAAAACTGGTGAAATTAATGCATATTGGGACGGATTTCTTCTTTACAAATTAGGTTTTGAATATATCGAACAAGCCTTTGATTATGTAACTGAAGTATTAGACGCTCAAAAAAGTGGTGAAATTCCATATGATATAGTATTCTTATGGGACTCAATTGGTACGATACCTTGTCAAATGAGTTTTGATGGTAAAGGTGGTAATCAACATACTGCAAGAGTTATTTCAGAAAAATGGGGTATGGGGTTAGCTCAAAGAATTACATCTTCGAGAAAAGAAAGTTTCCCATATACTAATACTATGATTTTTGTAAACCAACCTTGGGTAGCTTTACCTGATAATCCATTTGGACAACCTTCTATACAACCTAAAGGTGGTAACTCAATTTACCTATCATGTGCCTTAGTATTCTTATTCGGTAACCAAAAGAGTTCAGGTGTATCTAAACTTTCTGCAACAAATAAGGGTAGAAAAGTTAATTTTGCGATTAGGACAAAAGTTGGTATCCATAAAAACCATATGAATGGTTTAGGATATGCCGATAATAAGATATTGGCTACTACACACGGATTTATCGAAGACGATAAGAAGGCAATTGATGATTATAAATCCGATAATAAAGATTATTGGGCTGAAGTTTTCGATACTGTTGGAGATATAGAATCATTTGATGTTGTAGAGGAGAATTTTATTGAATCTCCTGTTGAATATTCAGATGATTGATTGTTTAACCATTAAATAATGGTTTGTGAAAATACCAAATAGAAAAAGTAAAACATTTCAAAAAACACTTATTGTCGATGGAGACTCGTTGATTAAAACCGCCTATCATGGGGCTAAAAATCTTTACCACAAAGATACTCATATAGGCGGTATTTTTCAATTCTTAACTATGGTTAGGAAACTTGTAAATGAATATAAGTTTGATAAAGTATATGTGTTTTGGGATGGACAATTTAGTGGTAGGTTAAGGTATGAAATTTATGAAGATTATAAATCTAATAGAGATAAAGATTTTTATACTGATCAACCACCTTCAGAAATTGAATTGTATCTACAAAAAGAAAGAGTTAAATTTTATTGTGAAGAATTGTTTATAAGACAATATAGTGATGAAATTATTGAGGCAGATGATTTAATTGGTTATTACGTAAAAAACATTTCAGAAGATGAAAAAGTTGTGATAATGACTAATGATAGGGATATGTGTCAATTAATCAATGAGAGAGTCGGAATTTATGTTATAAATTTAAAAAAGATAGTTACTAAAGATAATTATTTGGACCACTTTAATCATCATTATAGTAATCTAAAGTTAATCAAAATTATATCTGGTGATGTTAGTGATAATATAAAAGGTATCACAGGTGTAAGTGAAAAAACTTTATTGAAATTTTTTCCAGAAATTAAAGAAAAAACTTTGACATTGGAATATATTTTTAGTAAAATTAAAGATATACAAAAGGATAGAAAAAGTAATTTAAAATCGTTGGATAATATTATTAATAAAGTAACAAAGGGTAAACAAAAAGAAAAAATATTCGAAGTTAATGAAAAACTAATCGATTTAAGCAACCCTATTATTACAGAAAATATAAAATCAGATTTAGATTATTTAATGTCTACGACAATTGATCCTGAAGGTAGAGAAATTAAAAATGTAATTAAAATGATGATGGAAGATGGTTTAATGATGGCAATACCAGGAGGACAAGATGGGTATTTAAATTTTTTACAACCATTTCTTTCATTAATTAAAAAAGAAAAAAAATTTTATAATAGTTTAAAATGAATACAGATATGAAAAAGAGTTATCAAAGTTACCCATATGAATTTTTATTTATGATTAATGGTAATCCTATTGTTGGAAGAAATTTCCCAATAAAAAATTTTAATAGAGACAGTTTAAATTCTTTAGATTTAAAATATGTTATAGATGATGTAGTAGATGTTATTAAACTACACTTTAAAAACAATACATATGAATATCTTTATAAATATTATAGTTATTTCTCAGAAAATACTAATAATGAAGAATATGAAACAAAGGATATCTATGAAAATGAAGATTTCTTCACCTTCCAAATCAAAATTAATGGAAAAGTAATTATTGAGAAAATTTTCACTGGGAATGATTTCCCACCAAAGGTAAGATATGATGTAGATATAAGAAAAATTATACCTAAAATCATCGAAATTATACAATATGGGTTAAGTGAAAAAAATTATATAAAAAATTATGGTGATTATGACTTAACCAAGATATTTATTAATAACCAAATCTAAAAACGATATGACAAAAAATGAAAGTTCTAATTTAGGGTATTTAGGATATAGTTTTCAAGTGAAACTAGTAAAACAATTAATTGAAGATCAAAAATTTTCGGAAAGTATTATTACTATAATTGATCCGAATTATTTTGATAATGAGTATATGAGGTTAGTTGTTGCTAGTGTTAAAAATTATTATGAGAAATATGAAACCATACCGTCTTATGATACCATCTTTAACCTTATTAAAACTGAAGTAAGAAGAGAAATTGCAAGAGAATCTGCAAATGAGTTAATTAAGGAAGTTAAAGATTCAGATAATAAGGATTGTTTACACACACAAGACGTTGCCATTAAGTTTTGCAAACAACAAGAGCTTAAGAAGGCTACTTTAAAAATTCAGAAGATTTTAGATACAGGAGATTTTGATAGATACGATGAGTGTGAAGAAATAGTTAAACAAGCCATAACTGTTGGTACAGAAAAAGACGATGGTATAGATGTTTTTCATAATATTAAAAATGTTTTATCAGCGGATTTTAGAAGCCCAATACCTACAGGTTTAATTGGAATAGATAACTTAATGGGTGGTGGACTATCAAAAGGTGAGTTAGGAGTTATTTTGGCGGCGTTTGGTGTAGGTAAAACTACATTAATCACTAGAATGGCGAATACCGCTTATAAGATGGGTAAAAATGTAGTACAAATCTTCTTTGAAGATAACGCAGAAGTAATACAAAGAAAACACTACACATGTTTTACTGAAATCCCTTTAAATGAATTAGAGGAAAGAAGTGATGAGGTAGAACAAAAGTTAACTAATTTTCAAGACTTAACAGGAAATTTAATATTGAAAAGAATGCCTAGTGATGGTACTACAATACCTCACATTAGACAATATCTAAAAAAATTAATTTCTAATGGTGTAAAACCTGATGTTATTTTCTTAGACTACATAGACTGTGTACAACCTACAAAACAATTTAAAGATGAGTTTAGTGGTGAAGGTAATGTAATGAGACAGTTTGAAACTATGTTATCTGAATTGGGTGTTGCTGGGTGGACTGCAGTTCAAGGTAATAGAAGTGCGATTGGAGCTGAATTAGTGGAGGCTAATATGATGGGTGGATCCATTAAAAAAGGTCAGATTGGGCACTTTATTTTATCTGCCGCTAAAACATTAGAACAAAAAGAAGAAGGTAGGGCAACTTTAGCGATTCTTAAATCTAGATTTGGAAAAGATGGTGTTGTATTTGAGGATATTTTATTTGATAATGGTACGTTAGTTATTGATACTAACGATAGTAGAGATGTTACTTTATTAGAACATGATAAAATGTCAAAACAAAAAGATTCTAAATTTATTCAAGAAACATTAAACAAAAAAAGAGAAACATTTAATTAATGTAACTTTTTTTAAAAAATAATGAGTTATTTAATAGGTCATATAGGAATCTACACACTAATAAAAAATTAATAATAAAAATTAAAAAAAGTATTTAAAAATGGAATTATCAAATAAAATTTTGTCTGACATTACGGTTCATATGAAGTATGCTAAATTCTTACCAGAAATGAATAGAAGAGAAACATGGGAAGAATTAGTTACTAGAAATAAAGAAATGCATCAAAAAAAATATCCCCATATTAAAGATGAAATTGAAGAAGTTTATAAATTAGTTTATGATAAAAAAATACTACCTTCAATGAGAAGTTTACAATTTGGTGGGAAACCTATTGAAATATCTCCTAATAGAGTTTATAATTGCGCATATTTACCTATTGATCACACTGATGCGTTTTCAGAAACAATGTTTTTATTGTTAGGTGGTACAGGTGTAGGTTATTCGGTACAAAAACATCACGTAGATAAACTACCAGAAATTAGAAAACCTAATCCTGATAGAAAAAGAAGATACTTAGTAAGTGATTCAATAGAAGGTTGGGCAGACGCAATTAAATTATTAGTAGAGTCTTATTTCGGTACAAAAACATCAACACCTATATTTGATTATTCAGACATTAGACATAAAGGGGCATTATTAGTAACATCGGGTGGTAAAGCACCAGGACCACAACCATTAAAAGATTGTGTGCATAATATTAAAAAAGTATTAGACTCTAAAAATGATGGAGAAAAATTAACACCTATTGAAACACATGATATCGTATGTCATATTGCAGATGCAGTTTTAGCGGGTGGTATTCGTAGAGCAGCATTAATTAGTTTATTTTCTGCAGATGACAATGAAATGATTTCTTGTAAAGCAGGAAACTGGTGGGAATTAAACCCTCAGAGAGGTAGAGCAAATAATTCAGCAGTATTGTTAAGACATAAAGTTACTAAAGAATTCTTCTTAGATTTATGGAAAAGAATTGAGTTGAGTGGTGCTGGTGAACCAGGAATCTATTTCTCAAACGACAAAGATTGGGGAACAAACCCTTGTTGTGAGATAGGACTTAGACCATATCAATTCTGTAATTTATGTGAGGTAAACGCTTCTGATATTGAATCACAAGAAGACTTTGAAAAAAGAGTTAGAGGTGCAGCGTTTATTGGAACATTACAAGCTGGTTACACAGACTTCCATTATTTAAGAGATGTATGGAAAAGAACTACTGAAAAGGACGCACTTATTGGTGTAGGTATGACAGGTATTGGGTCTGGAGTTGTGTTAGGTTATGATATGAAAGCAGCTTCTGAGGCGGTTAAAGAAGAGAATGAAAGAATTGCAAAATTAATCGGTATCAATTCTGCCGCTAGAACTACTACAGTTAAACCATCAGGTACCTCATCATTAGTTTTGGGAACATCATCAGGAATTCATGCTTGGCATAATGACTACTATATTAGAAGAATCAGAGTTGGTAAAAATGAAGCAATATATACTTACTTATCTATAAACCATCCTGAATTAGTAGAAGATGAAATTTTTAGACCACACGATACTGCAGTGATATCTATCCCACAAAAATCACCAGAAGGTTCTATATTAAGATATGAATCACCTTTTGATTTATTAGAAAGAGTTAAAAAGGTATCACAAGAATGGATCAAACCAGGACACAGAAGTGGACAAAATACGCATAATGTATCTGCAACAATATCTTTGAAAGAAGAAGATTGGGAACTAGCTGGTGAATGGATGTGGACGAATAGAAAATTCTATAATGGATTATCAGTTCTACCTTATAATGGAGGTACATACCAACAAGCACCTTTTGAGGATTGTAATATCGAAACATACGAAACTATGATGAAGTCTTTATCTTCAGTTGATTTAACTAAAGTTATAGAATTACAAGATAATACTAATCTTTCAGGTGAAGTTGCTTGTGCTGGAGGAGCTTGTGAAATTATATAAGT